ATTTGATAAAAAGAAAGGCCCATGGAGGCCAGGAATGGAATAATAAATGGCTTACGAATTATCCAAAAAAGTAGTAATTGATACCCAAGAGTTTAACGACTATGCGGTAGGATTATCTATTCCATTAAAAAATGGTAATGGTGGATTTTTCGAACAGAATTATACAACGTTTGACCAAGCAAGAAGTAACCTAAAAAATTTGTTACTAACAAAAAAGGGTGAAAGAATTGCTCAACCAAACTTTGGAAGTGGGTTACAAGATTTATTGTTTGAACAAATCGATGATGAGTTCGAAGGTAAGTTAGTAGATACTGTAACAGAGGCAGTACAAACTTGGTTACCTTATATTAATATAGAAGATATAGATGTTAATATGAACAATGAAAATAAAGATAACAATAGAGTGGGTGTAGAAATAAAATTTAGAGTTGGTGAAACTCTTGATTTAAATAGTGTTACATTTACAGTAGGAAATTAAGATGGCAATTAATAATAAAGTAAATACAAATTTTAAGGATAAAGGTAAATCTATTAATTACTCGAATAAAGATTTTAAATCATTTAGAGAAAATCTTAAAAAAAAAAAAAAAACCTATTTCCCTAAAACCCACGCAGATTTTAATGAATCTTCACCTGGTATGATGTTTATCGAAATGGCATCATATATCGGTGATGTATTAGGATATTATATAGATGATACGTTAAAAGAATCTTTAATGCCTTACGCAGAAGATAAAAGAAACGTATTGGCCCTGGCTAAATATCTTGGATATAAAACAAAAGTTACTTCACCCGCAGTAACTGAAGTAAGTGTATACCAACTTGTACCATCAAAGTATAAGACGGGAACACCATCTGATTTTGAACCAGATACTAAATTTTATTTAAGAATAAAAGAAGGAATGCAATTAACATCTAATAGTGGTGTTACATTTGTAACTACAGAGTTATTAGATTTTAATGAAGTTGATGGAAGAGAGATTACAGTATATTCAAGAAACACATCAACTAACGAACCAGAGTTTTACTTAGTTAAGAAAAAAATAAAAGCAATTTCAGCAATATTAAAAGAAAAACAAATTGCGTTTGGTTCAAATAGTGATTTTTCAAAAATAGATTTAGATGATACAAATGTAATATCAATTTATGATGTTAGAGATTCTAACTCAAGTAAATATTACGAAGTACCTTATCTTGGTCAAGAGATGGTATATGTGGATTATCCAAACACTGCAGCGAATGAACCAGAGTTTTATCAGTTTAGAGAAGATGTACCATCTATTTTAAGAACATTAAAAACTCCAAGAAGATTTACAACTATAGTAAACGAAGATTTTACAACAACAATACAATTCGGTTCTGGTGATGGTAACACATCAGATGAATTACTAATACCAAACTTTGATACAGTTGGTTTAGGATTGGTGGGTAGTGATGATAGATTATCTGAATACTATGACCCTGCAAACTTCTTGAAAACTAAATCATACGGACAATCTCCAACTAATACAACAATAACTGTAAAATATTATGTTGGTGGTGGTGTAGAATCAAATGTTGGTAAAGGAGATATAAAACAAATCACTGCAGTTGAGTTTGAAGATGATACTGCATCATTTACTGAAGAAGAATTATTATTAAGAAATACTGTAATCAATTCTATAGCAGCAGAAAACGAAATTCCTGCAACTGGTGGTAGAGGTGCAGAAACAATCAATGAGATAAAAGAAAACGCATTGGCGTATTTCGGAGCACAAAACAGAGCAGTAACCGCACAAGATTATACAGTTCGTTCATTGGCAATGCCGGCTAAGTTTGGTTCTGTTGCAAAAGCATTTGTGATACAAGATAGTAAATTAGACCAAAACTCACCAAGTGGATTACTTGCATCACCAGAAACACAAGAAGAGTTTTTAAGATTAATTGATAAGAACGCAGGATTGCCAAGAGAAGAACAAAAAAGAAATATAGATTTATTCTTGGCAGGAAAAGAAAATATTGCAAACGATGGTAGTAACCCATTTAGTATTAACATTTATACATTGGGATATAATTCAAATAAAAACTTAACTACAATCAATGGAGCAATCAAAGAAAATTTAAAAACATATTTGAACCAATATAAGATGATATCCGATGGTTTAAATATTGTTGATGGGTATATTATCAACTTTTCAATTGAGTTCGATATATCGATTCTAAAAGGTTATAACAGAAGAGAAGTTTTAACAAACTGTAATTTAGCATTACAAGATTACTTCAATATTGATAATTGGACATTTAACGATACGATTAATATAAATGAAGTAGAACTTTTATTGGCAAACCAAGAAGGAGTAATATCAGTAGCTAAATTAGATTTCATAAACAAATGTGGTGGTAACTATTCTGCAAGGTCATACAACTTCGCAGATGCAACGAGAAATAAAATTATTTATCCATCGATTGACCCATCTATATTTGAGTTAAAGTTTCCAAATCAAGATATAAAAGGGAGAGTGATATAATGTATTATTTTGTTACATCATCAAAAGACGCGAGCATATACTTACAACAACCAAAACAAAACACTGGTTTAGATGAGGTATTAGAAGTATCTAAAGTTTACTACGGTTCACTTAAAGATATTTCTCGTTCTCTTATTAAGTTTGATATTTCTAATTTATCATCTTCAATAGCAAGTGGTGAAGTAACAATGAGTGCTGCAGACCTTATCTTAAAAGAATGTGAATCTGTAGAGATACCTCTTGAATATACATTAGAAGCATATCCTGTCTCACAATCATGGGAAATGGGAATCGGTACAAGGTTCGATGAAATATCTACGGATGGAGTTACTTGGAACTATAAATCAAGTGGTTCTAATTGGTTAGATGGAGATATGAATCCACAAACGACTGGTTCATATAATGGTAGAGGAGGAACTTGGTATACTGGTTCGGAAGCAACTCAATCATTCTCATACGAAAGTTCAGATATTCAGATGAATGTATTATCTGCTATGAACTCTTGGGTAGATGGTACTTTCCCAAATGAAGGTTTCATTATAAAACACGAATCATCTAAAGAAAACGATACTGTTGATTATGGACAGTTAAAGTTCTTTGGAAAAGAAACTCATACAATTCATCAACCTAAAATAAGAATTGGTTGGGATGATTCTGTATTTGAAACTGGTTCATTATCCTCAATAACATTAACAGAGGATATAAAAATAAATTGTAAACGTTTAAAAAAATCATATAAGGTTAATACAACACCTAAGATAGAAGTTCATGGTAGAGAACTCTACCCATCAAGAACTTTCAGTAATACATTTGCATACAATGATGTAGCCTATTTACCAACATCATCATATTATCAGATTACAGATTTAAACAGTAACGATATTATAATTCCATTTGGTGATTATTCTAAAATCTCATGTAATGCAAGTGGGAATTATTTTAAAGTGAATCTTACAAACTTCGAAATCAACAGAGAATATAAAGTTGAATTCAAGATTGAAAGAAGTGGTTCTGTAGAATATTTTGATGATGATATAACTTTTCAAGTGGTTAAATAATGGCATTAGGAGATAAAGAAAGAGCAAAAGAATTATTAGAGAAAAGTAGTTCAGAAACTGTCAAGTACTATGAGCAAAACACTCGACAAATCCACCTCAAGGTTGATGGTAAGGATGGGGAGTCTGTTGCCTTTTTAGAAGTACCAAAATATGTTGATAAGGAAATCGAAAAAGCAATCGATGTTGAGGTAGATGAACTTATAAGTAATAGGAAAGATTTACCAGATGTTGTTTTAAAAAGTTTATACGATGAATCCTTAGCCACAATTGCATCTCAATCGTTAGATATAGAAAGATTAGAAAGTAATGTTGCTGATTTAACCGCACAACTTGCATCTATGACTGCTCAAAGAGATAATGAAAAAGAGTTAAGAATAGCAGCAGAACTTGCATTGGCAGAATTAGAAAACTTATACGTTGCGTTATCAGACCAATTCCAAGATACAACTATTGAATTACAAAGAGCGATAGAACGTTCAACTCAAGAGGCAGTTGAAAGAGTATCACTTGAAGCACGATTCGAAGCAATTAAAGCAAGATTGGCTGCATCATTACTAGCAATTGAAATGGCAGAAGAACAACTTGAAGAAGAAAATGTTGATAATTTGGTTTCTAACTACTACGAGGCAAATTCAGACCAAATGCATAGAGGAAGAAGTGGTGAAATAGCTTGGTATATCCCAACTGATAGAATTTGGAATAGTTCTGCTAATAATGCCGGTAGAAATCTTTATTGGGATTCAAATAACAAAAGAGATGCAGATTCTTGGATGAGAAATGATAGATTAGTTATTTTCTTAAACTTTGGAGACGAAGAAAAAAATGTAACCGTTAACAATGGTGACCCAAGATGGAAGGCACCACAATCTTTCAAAATACCAGCAAGAATAACAGATGAAGCTGCAGGTGAATTTACACCAGGCTTTACAAGTGTTAGATTTGGATTCGAATGGGATAGAGACCCATGGGATAGTGATAACTTTAGTGATACAAATGATATTAAATTCCAAGCGGGTAATGATATTTTAACAATAAAGGCATTTACATATAAGGAAAAGAAAGTACAAAACTCATCAGATGATGGTACTGATGTCAATGGATTGAAGATTAATTTCTTTCAAGTAACTGAAGGACGAAATCTACAAAATGATTTACAGAAGGTGTTTAAAGTAGCAAATAGTTAATAATGGCAGCAGAAGATTTTAAAAATATAGATACAAGGACTGGATTCAGAGTACTCGATAAAGATAGAGCTATTATTGAACGCGGTAAAATGGAATCTTACTTCGGTAGAGGTAAAGAAGATATTATCGAGTTTTCTATATTTGATGCAAGTGATAATCAACTACCTCAAGGAGATAGTGGTCAATTAACCCGTCATATACCTTTATCTGCACAGAATATTACTGAATACTTTCTTATAAAAGATAAT